ATATAGTTTAAGGTTCCCACGATTTAAAACGTTCAGAGGTTTTGAACCAGGAGAGAAACTATGAGGACTTATATAGAATATAGTTTTAATAAAGATTTACTGCTATATTGTTCAATCGGATTAAACATTGGATTTGCATTAGGATTATTAATCGTATAAAAACCTTAGGAGAAATAATATGACAGAATATACTAAAATGGTTGAAGATTTCGCCATACAGGAAGAAGCGGATAAATGGGCTAAAGGAGTTCAGACAATTCATGGTCATTCATTATCGTCGATGTACTATGATACTCGACCGCAAGATACTGAAGGCGGTAAATCTGTAACTGACATTGAATATAATAATGGTACTATTAAAAGGTATCAAGACGATAAGTTAATACATACGTTTGGAAAGCCGATGAATAATGAAGAATTAATTAATGCATTTTCAGTAACGAGACAAGCATGAGAACTGCACTATTATTATCAATGATTCTAATTAGTCCTTTAAAGGTTCAAAGTACTACGATTGATTATGATTACGATTTAAGTATGCATGGTGAATCGTTCTTAATGACTCAAGATACATATTGCATGGCATTGAATATTTACCATGAAAGTAGATCTGAGAATCTTGCTGGTAAATTTGCAGTCGCTGATGTAGTAATGAATCGTGTTAATAATCGCAATTATCCTGATTCTGTGTGCGGTGTAATATACGATGCAGAACTTAAACCTTCGTGGAAGGACCCTACTAAAGAAGTACCTATAAGGAATCGTTGTCAGTTCAGTTGGTACTGTGATGGCAAGTTAGATGATCCTACAGAAACAGACGCATGGAACGAATCAATCTTAGTCGCCCATCAATCAATATACGAAGGACGTATGTTAGGATTGACAGAAGGCGCAACTCATTACCACACAACTTATGTAGAACCATATTGGGCAAGTTCTTTAGATTTAGTTGGACACATAGGATCTCATATCTTTTACCGAGAAAACTAATAAATAATACCATAATACAATATTATGGAGTTTATTATGAGAGTCGCTGGTGTTGACTACAGTTTAAGTAGTCCAGCAATTTGTGTTCATGAAGGTGAAGAATGGAGTTACGATAACTGTACTTTTTATTATTATGTAAAGCAAAAGAAATTGCTAATTGGAGAGAAAGGACAGTATCAAGCAACAATGTATCCAGATACTTGGTTCAACGATCAAGACAGATATGATATCATTGGTTCTTGGTCTCAAGCTAAATGTTTTGAGTGTGACTTTGTTGGAATTGAAGGATACGCATTTGGAGCGGTTGGTAGAGTATTTCAAATAGCAGAGAACTGTGGTTTACTTAAACATAAACTATGGGAGAAAGGAATTGCTTATGATGTATACGCACCAACAATGATTAAAAAGTTTGGTTGTGGTAAAGGCAATGCAGGCAAGGACTTAATGATAGAAGCGTTCGAAGAAGAATGCGGTGTTGACGTTCGAGAAAAATGTGGTATAATAAACAAATCGTGGAATCCTATTACTGATATCGTAGATGCCTACTATATTTGTAAATACGGTTTCACTCAACTCAAAGAGAAGAGAGATGATAGTAATATTTAACGGACCGCCAGCTTCAGGAAAGGACGAAGCCGCTAGTTTATATAAAGAAAAATACGGATTTGGTAATCTGTCTTTTAAGTATCAATTATTCAAAGAAACGATTAAACACTTTGATGTTGATGAAAGATGGTTCATGGAAGGATATAACGATAGAGCACAAAAAGAAAAAGCTGAGTTTGCTCTTAACGGTATGTCAAGACGTGAAGCAATGATTCATGTATCGGAAGATATCATTAAGCCAAAGAAAGGATTGGATTATTTTGGTTGTTCGGTTGCCGAAGAAATCTCTGAAGATAAAAACTATGCATTAGCAGATGGTGGATTTGTTGAAGAGCTTGAACCTATTATTAAAAAGGTTGGTTTAGAAAATATTGTCATTGTTCAATTAACAAGAGAAGGTTGTGATTATTCTTCTGATAGCAGAAAGTATTTTAACGGCAGTCTAATTAAAGAATGGACAGTCGGTAGTGCAACTGATATAGATAATGCGTATGTACTAAAAGAAGAAATGGATATTAGAACATATCGAGTACATAATAATGGTTCACTGCACAATTTACATGGTGCGTTGGATATGATTCATGATGAGATTTTTGATGATAGCAATAACAGACAAGTTACAGAATCTTCCGAAGCCTAACGTAATAAACCTTGCTGAGTGTAAGGATCGCCGGGCTTGGACAGAGTCAGAATTTTCACGTCATGGTCTTGATGATATCAAAGTCCATTTATACGATCGTTATGAAGAAGGCAAAAGTATTCCTTTCGCCGGTGATCCTGAGCTTATCGCTAAAACAACAAAGGGTGTTACGTCAAGTCATCTATTAACTATCAAATGGTGGTTGGAAAATACAGATGAAGAATACGGTATTTTCTTTGAAGATGATCTTGACTATGAACCACTTCAATATTGGAACTTTACATTAAAGGAATATATTGATAAGTGTAGTCAGTGGGAATGGGGAGCGTTACAGATGTGTAATGTTTTCGAGTACCCTTATGATTATAAGAATGAGTATATACCATTCGTTCCAAAGAAGCGCGAGATGTGGGATCATGGTTTACAAGCGTATGCAATTAAAAGATGGTATGCAGAAAAATTAGTAGAATATTACTTTGGAGACTTTGAGGACAAGATTAATTATCGCATGCCTCTAGGATCTCCTGTAACAACAGAGAACAATATATTACATGGGTTTGGGTTGGTTATTTCCTTTCCGTTGTTCAATCACAACATAACGGACTTTAGATCAAAGAATATATATTTCTATAACGAACAAGCAAACGCGGCTGTTTATTCGTACGAATTCATCGACCTATGGTGGGAGAGCAAAGGAAACTTATTATCCCTTGATGAAATATTTGACAATGAACGTGAAGCAGACAAAATTTATGGAGAATTAAAATGAGTTGCATATATAAAGGCGATGTAGTAGAAACAGAATTATCGAAGAATTCAAGTGGCGGTACTGAAATGATGAGACAACGTTTAGTAGACGGTGTCGGTTCAGAAGTATTAAGTAAGGTGGCAGTACATCTCGGAAGAGTGCGAGAACTGTATGAAGATGTACCAAATGTTCTTTGGTGTCATGATCTTGCTGAAGACCCAGAGAATGAAATGTTAAAAGACGGCGGATGGCAAAAGTTTTCTCATATAGTCTTTGTGACAGCATGGCAAAGAGATCAGTACATTATGCGATATGGTATTCCTTATGGTGTATGTTCAGTCATTCATAATGCAGTTGAAGTTAAGTATGATCCTAAAGAAAAAGATATGGAAACAATTCGTTTCGTATATCATACAACTCCTCACCGTGGTTTAGAACTGCTTGTTCCTATCTTTGCTTCATTGGCAAAAGAATTCGATAATATCCATCTTGATGTCTATTCAGGATTTGAGATTTATGGTTGGGGAGAACGTAACGAAGCGTATAAGCCTCTCTTTGCTCAAATTGAAGAACATCCTAATATGACTTATCATGGAGTTAAATCTAATGATGAAGTATTAGAAGCCTTAGACAAATCACACATATTCTTATATCCTAATATATGGAAAGAGACATCTTGTATTGCTCTACTTGAAGCAATCAAATCTCAGATGATTTGTATCCATCCTAACTATGGTGCTTTACCAGAGACAGGCGCTAACGCAACGATTATGTATGATTGGAATGAAGATATGAATCATCATGCAAATTACGCATTCTCAGTCACAAGACAAATTCTAACACAGATGAAAGCCGATCCTAACTATTTCCATGGATTTACTTTCAGTGACAGATTTAATCTGGCAAGAAATTCTATTGCCTCTTTCGCCACAATGTGGAACACTCTATTAAGGAACATCGGAGATGCCTACCAAGAATAAAGATAACCTTATACATTTTCCGAAGATACACTCTAATCCTCCAATTAACGAGGAAAGCGTTGCTGAGAAGATACGAGATTATAAAGAATCGTATTCTTCGGAACTTGCGGAAATTATATGGGAAAACGTACTAGGAGAAATGGCAAGAGCAGGATGTGACTTTGATGAAGACTTTGAGACCTATTTCCCAGGTATGATATTAATCTTTGAAGCCATTCGTTCTTTGCATCTACAAACAATGGGAACAGAACATCAACTGCAACCATTTGCCTTACAGAACGTAGTAATCATGGATAGTGATGAAGAACGCGTACAGGGTGGATTAAAAAAGACATTAAATGAAGAAACCATTGACATTGACGAAGACTTGTGATATAATAGTCTAACAAATTAAATATTAATGGATAAATTATGATTCTAGTTGATTACAACCAAGTAATGCTCGCGTCTCTGTTCGCAGGGATTGGCAATCACACAAACATGGAGGTAGATGAAAATCTCCTCCGTCACATGTTTCTAAATTCCATCAGATTCAATCGTAAGAAGTTTTCGAAAGAATATGGTGAAATTGTGATCTGTGCTGATAACACAAACGTATGGAGAAAAGATTTCTATCCGTACTATAAAGCAAACCGTAAAAAGAATCGTGACCAATCAGACCTTGATTGGAATGCGCTGTTTGATGTTATTCACCAGATCCGCAAAGAAATTGAAGAGTTCTTTCCTTACAAGGTAGTATATGTTAGTCGTTGTGAAGCTGATGATATTATCGCTACTCTTTGTATGGAACATGGTACTGAATTGAATAATGGTTCTGAAAAGATTCTTGTTCTATCAGGAGATAAGGATTTCATTCAATTACAACGATTCGCAAATGTTGACCAATACAATCCTGTTCTAAAGAAATGGGTAAGACATGCAAATCCTCAGCAATATATAACTGAACACGTTCTTCGTGGTGATACTGGTGATGGTGTTCCAAATATCCTTTCTCCTGATAACTGTTTGGCCGTTGGTGAAAGACAGAAGCCAATGACTAAAAAGCGTATTGAATTGTATAGTAAAGATCCAGACGCAATGGATGAAGAAACAAAACTAAGGTTTAATCGTAATAAGCAAATGATTGACCTAACTATGATTCCTCAAGAATATCAAGATCAAATTCTCGAAGAGTATAATAACCAAGAAGAAGTTGGAAGATCGCATTTGTTCAACTACTTCGTTAAGAAAAAACTAAAGAACCTTATTGGTGATTTACAGGATTTTTAAATTATGAAAATAAAAGACGCAATAGGAAACATCTTAATTGATGTAGCAAAAGAAAAGAGTACAAAGGCAAAGGTCGCAAGACTGCAAGAATTTGAAACAGTACCATTAAAACAAGTACTTCGTTTAATCTATGATGATACGATCGAATTTTTGTTACCTGATTCTCCACCCCCATATAGAGAGAACGATCTCGTTGACCTTGATACTATGTTATATAGAGAAGCAAGACGTTTAAGAATATTCTTTAAAGGTGGTGGTTATGACAACTTGAAGAAGGAAAGGAGAGAATCTTTGTTTATTCAATTACTCGAAGATATGCATCCTTCTGATTCAAAGCTGTTATCAGAGAATATGATATCTCATACTCCAATCAAGGGCTTAACAAAGAAAACTGTTGAGTCTGCATTTCCAACAATATTTACAGACCCTCTAAACTTCAAGTAAGGTAGACTACCATGGCTAAGCGGACCAAACAAACCGCCTCTTCTATAGATTGGGAAGATCCCAAGAAAGAGTTTAAACAAAAAGAACGAGAAAAGAAAACAAGACGATCTTCTGAAAGGAAGGTCAAATTGTCAGAGAAACACAAATTTATAACATAAACTTGTTGACATTCATAAAGAACTGTTGTATAATGGTACTATAAATTAATAAAGAACAGGAATAATATGGACCACAGAAAAGATAAACTAATCCTTGTAGATTGTGATGGTGTTCTCCTTGATTGGGGATACTCTTTCTATAAGTGGATGGAAGAAAGTAATGGACTTGAAGTAATGGAAGAAGGCGTTTATAACGTTGCCACTACTTTTCATATTACAAAATCTGAATCAAGAATGCTTGTTAGACAGTTTAATGAATCGGCTAGGATTGGATTCCTACCTGGGTTTAGAGACGCCATCAAATACGTTAAAATGTTACACGCTGAAGGATACATATTCCACTGTATCACTTCGTTATCAACAGATGAATACGCCAAGAAAGCAAGAATGGAAAATCTTGAAAGACTATTTGGTAAAGGTGTGTTTGAAGAACTAATCTGTTTAGACTGTGGAGCTGATAAAGACGAAGGTCTATTACCTTATAAAGATAGCGGATGTATTTGGGTTGAAGATAAACCTCACAATGCTGAATGCGGTATTGATATGGGTTTGAGATCAATACTTATCGAACACGGTCACAATGTTGATTACGAAAATAATAATTTAACAAAAGTTAAAAATTGGAAAGAAATCTACGAGATGATCGTATAAATACTACTATGGAATATAAGATTGGATACTAATGCCTACATATACCTTTGAAGATACTACTACTGGTGAGCGAATCGAGAAATTCATGTCGATGTCCGTAATAGACCAGTTCAGAAAAGACAACCCTCATTTAAAATCTGTTATTCTTAGCGGACGTCCCGTGATTGAGTCTGCGCGCCTTGGAAGGATGAAACCCGAACAAGGTTTTCGTGATTTACTTACATCAATGAAACAAAACAAATCATACACTGGAAACAAAATCAACGATTGGAAGTAATTCTAATTGCTCCCTACATCTGTTGATGCAAAGGAGGTTTTATGTCAAGAGCACGTCGTATATCATCTAAGGATAAAAAATTGTCGAGAAGGGAAAAAGAAGGTTCAAGAATGGATACTAAATTCAGTATGAATCAGATTCGTCCCTTAACGGATACCCAAGGTGAATTTTTCGATAGTTACAACGCTGGGTATAATATTGCTGCAATTGGTACGGCAGGAACAGGAAAAACAATGTGTGGTCTTTATCTAGGCTTATGTGATATACTAAGTAATGATGATTACCATCAAGTTATTATTGTTCGTTCCGCAGTCCAAACAAGAGAACAAGGTTTTATGCCTGGAACTCTGCAGCAGAAAGAAGCAGTATATGCTTTACCTTATGCTGATATAGTAAACGATTTATTTGGCCGAGGAGACGCATGGAGTATCTTATCTCAAAAGTCTTCAGTCAAATTTATGACATCATCGTTCGTTAGAGGTTTAACGTTTGATAATTCTATTATTATTGTAGATGAATGTCAAAGTATGACTTATCATGAACTCGATAGTATCATTACTCGAGTTGGCGATTCGTCAAGAATCATATTCTGTGGTGATACTGCTCAGGATGATCTTGCTGGAACTAGACACAAACATGACACATCAGGACTCGAAGATTTTCTCAAGGTCCTATCACGCATGACCGATTCTTTTAAGGTAGTTCAATTTGGAATTGAAGATATCGTAAGAAGTGGTTTAGTTAAAGAATATATCATAGCAAAGGAGACAACCGCTCTCAAGCCTCGTATGGTGGCTTAAATCGAAAGGGTGGTCGAAAGGCCACCTTTTCTACTCAACTTATTGGAAATTATATTATGAAATTATTTGAACACAATTCAGAGGCACCAGTCCTCGAGAAACTCACAAGAGCTGCAGTTGACGGTAAACGTATATACCAAACTCCGTCAGGTAAAGGCTATCCTTCAGTTACAACAGTTTTAGGTATTCTCGGTAAAGAGGATCTCCAAAAGTGGCGTGATCGTGTAGGTCATGTAGAAGCTAACAAAATTTCAACACAGGCATCCCGCCGTGGTACCGCAGTTCATAAACTTTGTGAAGACTATTTGGATAATGATCCTAAATATGCAATGAAGCATATGCCTTCCAATGTTCATCTGTTTAATACAATGAAACCTATTCTAGATGAACGTATAAATAATATCTGGTACCAAGAGTGTTTCTTATATTCAAATGAGCTCCAAACAGCAGGTCAAGTTGACGCTATTGCTGAATGGGATGGTGAACTTGCAGTTGTTGATTTTAAGACATCAAGGAAGCCAAAGAAAGAAGAATGGATTTTGAATTATTATATGCAAGTTTCCTTTTATGCTTTTGCATTTGAAGAAATGACTGGTATACCTGTTAAGAAAGGCGTG